GGCGTTGGTGATTAGTTGGCCTTCAGGCAGATGAGCGACTTGGGGTCGATCATGTTCCCGCCCACGCGGACGGATGCCCGAAGCACGACTTGTCCGGTCGCTGCGCGCACTTCGTTCAGACGCTCCACCTGGAGGCCGCTCGTGTGCATCGCGAGCACATACTTGGAGAGATCGACGAGCAGCGCGAGACGGTCTCCCGTCGCGTCTGCGTCGCCTTGGTAGTTCGTGTAAGGCATCCCGTACATCGGACGATTGAAGAGCGAGCCGTACGAGTCGCCATCGCTGGCCGAGAGGCCGGCGAGAGGGAGAATCGTCTGCGCTGATCCGCCCGACGAAGTGACGAACATCTCGGCGATCGATGCGGTGCGCGCCAAGACCCACACGGCATTACCGTACGAGGACGGACGGATGATCCGGCTCACGATCTCAAGGCGAGGAAGTCCAGAGATCGAGCCGCCCGCTGCTCCGTTCGCATCATCAACGACCTGATTCCCTTCGCCGTACACGCTCGAAGCAGACTTGAAGAGCGGGTAGTTCCAGATGCCCTGCATCTCCTTGCGCGAGTTCGTGTTGATCGACGGATCCCCGACGAGGATCTGTCGCTCGATCTCGGTCTGGAGCTTCCGAATCAGGAAGTCACGAAGCACGCTCTCCGCGCTCGCGCTCCCGATCGATTCCTCGATGAGTTCTTTCGAGACGATCATGTTCACGCCGACATCGTGCAGCGTGATCGCTCGGCTCTCGTACTCGAGATCGTAGTTGGTCGGCACCGATCCGCCCGACTTCTTCCATCTCGGCAACTCGAAGGTGCCGTTGATGTCCGCGCGTGCGCCTTCCTGATCGTACGAGATCCGATCCTGCGTCTCGATGTTCTCGTTGTAGTGCGTGACGGTCAACTTGTTGGCAGTCACATCGACCTTGCGAACGCGACCGAGCACCCACGAGGTCTGCATCGACTCGGTGAAGAACGAGGCCCACGCCTCGGGCGTAAGGCTCGCGGTCTGCACGCCACGCTGTTCGTGGAGCGTGCGCGCGTCTTCGCTGCTGATCGCGGCAGGGCCGCGTGAGAGGTAGCGAAGGAACGCTTCGCGGTGTCGAGTCTCGCTCATATCCTTATCCTCGCATCTTTGAGTGTCGAAGGTCAACGCTTGGGGCCAAGCCAGATCCGCCGGCGAACCGTCGCCGGCGCGGGCGCGCTCGCCGTCCAGAGATCGAACGAGCGGCGATCGACCACGAGGTCGGTCGCCGGGTTCGCCGGGAAGGTCACGGCCGAGACCTCGTGGAGTTCGAGATCCTCGATCATCCGGTGCACCTTGCCGTCCCGCTCCTCGAAGCGATCCGAGCGCACGATGAAGCCGAACGACATCGCCGAGACCACGCCCGAGCGCACCGCGACGCGAGCGTCCCGGCCGACCTGGGTGTCGATCGGCTCCATCTCGACCACGAGGCCGTGCTCATCCTCGGCGAGCCGGAGGCTCCCGGCCGTCGTGCGAGCGATCGGCATCGATGCGTCGTGGTTCCAGAGCGCGACCACATCAGGCTTCTCCCGGAGCGTCCGCTCGAACGCGCCGCGCACGATGATCTCGTGGGCGTATCCGATGGGATACGGTGTCTCGGTCACGCTCGCGTAGCCGCGGAGGATCTCCCGGCCATCGTCCGCGCGCACTTCCATCGCCTGCCCGTAGCGTCGCTCCATGATGTCGCCTCCTGCGCGGTCTACGCGCTCGAGAATGTTCGTGGCCCACGAGCGGCCCGCGTCGCCTCCCCAGAGTGCCCACGCGATCCGGCCGGCCGACGGGAAGCCTTCCTCGCCGGGTGCCCACCCTTGGCCCTGCTTGTCTACCTCGTGCCGCGCGAAGTACGAGGCCATGCGCTGCACCGTGTCGATCGAGAGCGCGCGACCGTTGGCGATGTCACGCGCTCGGGCGACCCCGACCTCCGTCCCGCCCCGCCCGTGCTCGCGCCGCCACGCGAGGCCACGCTCTGCCTCCTCGCGCATCCCGGCGTTAGGCTCGAAGGAGTCAGCCACCCTCGGCCTCCGTGCACATCGAGATAGCGATCGCGACGGCCTGATCCTGATCGTAGCCCTCGTCGATGAGTTTCCCGATCTTGCTGCTCACGCACTCCTGCACCTCGGGCGAGAGATCGGCGAGCCGCTTCGACTTGCGCTTCGCGTAGCGTCCCCTCGAGTCCCGAGCGGTCGGAGCCGTAGCCGGCACGGGAGCCGGGGCCGTGAGCGGCGACTGGTCGCCCGCCTTGCCGGCGTTCGGATCCACGATCGCCAAGTTCACGGGCGCGCGAGCCACATCGCCGCCGTCGATCGGCGCGTAGTTCTCACGCTCGCGCACCTCATTGATCGTGAGGAAGCCATTGTTCAGCGCGGTCGAGTACGCCGCGAATCGCGACGCGAGGTCGCCTCGGAGGAGCGCGTCGAACGAGATGTGCGTCTCGATCGGCTCGCCTTCGCGCACGAGCTTGCGCGCGCACTCCTCCTCGAACCGCGAAGCCCAGTTAGCGAGGCAATGCTTCACGAACTCGGCGTCGGCCTGCTCGGCACTCGCATAGGAGGTCTTCGTCGCGTCGCCGACCATGTGCACCGGGACATTGAACGCGGCCGCGATCTGCGACCGACAGAACGAGCGCAGTTCGACGAGTTTCGCTTCCTCGGGATCGACCGAGACCTTCTCCCACGAGTAGCCGCTCTCCAGGATCGCCACGCGGCCGGCGTTCTCCGCCCCGCCCGTGATCGACTGCCACGACTGGCGTAGCCGCTTGAGTGCCTCTTCGGTGAGCGTGCCCGTGACCTTGATGAGGCCCGCCGGCCGTGCGCCGTTGCGGAAGAACGAAGCGACAAACTTCTCCGCCTCGAGTTCCACGCCGATGATGTTCCGCACGAGGTAGATCGGAGTCTCGCCGAGGAGACCGTCGAGGCTCGGCGCGCGGAGGTGGAAGATGTCGAACGCCTGCCACACCTGATCGGTGCTCTTCGACACGCCCCAACGCGACGAGGTGTACGAGTAGACGGGCATCCCGTCCGGGCCGCGAGAGACCTCGACCGAGTCCGCTCGCAACTTGTGCAGGCCGACCACGCGGCCGACAGCGTCGCGCTCGATCACGGCATAGGCGTTCCCATATAGGAGGCAGTCGAGGAGCATCGACTCGCGCCAGACCATCGCACCCATGTACGGGTTCGGCTCGATGTTCAGGAGCCGATAGAGCGGATGCTCGCGAGCGGGAACCGGGATCCCTCCCTCCCGGCGCATCACTCGCCACTCCATCCGCGCCACGCTCTGGGAGATGAGTCGCGTGCAGGCGTAGACCGTCGGAGCCTCCCTCGCGGCCTCCGGCGTGATCGAGCGGCCCGTGTCCGCGTATGTCGAGATATACGCCTGCGCTCCGCCCGGAGGCTGTCCGATCGGCGAGCGGTCGATCACCGCGCGCTCTTCGAGCGTCGGCTCGGGAGTCGGGGCGGGTCGGCGGAACCAGTCGATCAGAGCCATAGGATTCCTCTCTCGGCGTACGGTGTCGCTTGTGATACCGTCGGCGCGGCATCGAGTGCTACCGCGAGGGCCACGATTCCCGCGACCACGGGGTCGATCTTCTCCGTCGACCGTCGCTTGCTCGGGCGCGGGTTCGAGTTCGCGTCGAGTTCGACCACGCAGTTCGACATCGCCCAAGTGAGCACCGGGTTGCCGTCGTGCCGGAGCCGATGATTCGTCACCATCGCCTCCCATCGCTTGGTCGGCTCGGCCATGTAGTAGTACGACTGGGGAACGCGCTTGAGCCGCAGGCCGTCCGCTTCGAGTTGCTGCGCGAGGCCGCTCGCGTTGTACGGGTCGTACCCGACCGCCTGCACCTTGTGCTCGCCGACGATCCGCAGGATCTCCCGCCGCACGAACTCGTAGTCGGTCGCGTCGCCCGGCGTGAGCCTCATGTGCCCCTGCCGGCTCCAGTCGAGGTAGGGCACTTTGTCGCGCTTCTGCCGACGCTGCGCTCCTTCCTCGGGCGCGAACGCCCACGAGCGCACCCACGCCTCGTCCTTGTCGAGCCATACCGCCGTGAGCGCGGTGAGGTCGCTCGTCTCGCCCAAGTCGATCCCGAGGTAGCACGGGAGGCCGGCAAGCCGGGACTCGTCGAAGTCGAGACGGCACTTGTCCCAATCCGCCATGCGGAGCCATCGGTTCGAGGCGGAGACATGTTGGCACAAGTAGTAAGTGCGGAACGGGGTCTCCATGCTCGGTTGCTCTTGAGCCTCCTTGCACTTCTCGGCGTAGTACCCCTCGTGCACCGTGTGCCCGAGACTCGGCGCAACCCGTCGCCAGGTCTCCGGACTCGTCCAATCGTCTCCATCGCTCGCCGAGTAGACCACGGGCAAAAAGTACGGGTTGTCGATCACGCGGTCGCGCACCTTGCACGCATATTCGTACATCTCGAACTCGAGACTCTCGCGGAGCGTGCCGGCGGTCGTGATCGTCACGAGCATCGGTTGCCGGCGCGCGCCGACGCTCGTCTCGATCGCCTCCCACAGCTCGCGCCGATTCTCCATCGCGTGCACCTCGTCCGCGATGCACGCGCTCGTGTTCAGGCCGTGCGCGCTCGGAGCCTCGCTCGACATGACCTTGTACACGCCGGCCGTGCTCGGCACGATCACCCGGTGCTGATAGACCTCGGTGCGGCTCTCAAGCATCGGCTCGGCGCGCACCATGCGCTTCGCCGCCTCGAGGCATCGCCCCGCCTGCGCGCGGTCGGCCGCGATCGAGATCACCTCGGGCGTAGGCTCATCGTCCGCGAGGAGGTGATACAGCGCGATGGCCGCGCCGAGTTCGGTCTTCCCGCACTTGCGAGGGACGAGGATGTGAACGCGACGATAGCGTCTCGTGCCGTCCGGGCGGATCCACCCATAGGCGTTCGCGATTACGGCCTTCTGCCACGGGAGCAGCGTGAACGGCATCCCGGCCCAAGTGCTCGTCGTGAGTTTGCACGCGGTCTCGATGAACCGGATGACATGGAGCGCGGCTTGCTCGTCGAAGGTGCAGTTGCCCGCCGTCGCGATCGCGTCATAGCCGGGGATCGTGTTCCACTTCGCCGCCGGATGCTCGGTCGGCTTCTTCGGCTTACGCCCGACGCTTGGTAGAGATGTCTTCCTCTTGGGCATCAGTCTTTACTTCCGAGATTTCGATACAAATCCGTTCGGCGATACCAGTCTCTTGACTCGATACTCTTCGCTCAGAATCTTCGGAACAACAGCATTCCAGTTGATCGCGTGATGAATACGAGTATGAGAACGCATATCAGTTCGGTTACCTGTCAGGGTTCCGATCCGCACGGCCGAGGGAACGAACATGACGCTATAGAAGGACTTGACATATGTTCCAACTTCTAGATAGAACTCCGTCAAACCTCCGGATTGTTTTTGTGTCGCGTTCTGGTTGACCTGAATCCGTTGGATAGTGAAAGTCAGAAGACCTCGTAGTCCGTTCAAGCAGTACATACTGACATCGTCGTTGCCACGACCGAAGAAGGAGAATGGTCTCTCTGAATCACAGACGAATGTATTCATTGCCTTGCGACTGATCCCGACCTTTGGTTTAGCTCCGCCGATATGGTCACCACCCTGCGACATGCAAACCGTGATTGCGTTAGAGCATTGCAGGAAGTCAACCATAGATTCAAACACCGCATCTAAACTGCGAATCGCAATAGACGCATATTCAAGTGAACTCCGATAGCGGTGATACCACGAGAGATAGTCGTCATCTAACTCGATGAAGTATCTGAACCCGAGTTCCTTCGCAATGCGATGAACAGCACTTCGTGCCCACAGAACTGAGTTGCGATTCTTGAAGTTGTCGCCAGGATCGATACAGCAGTCCTGCGATGCCTTGTTGAAGACGACTACCTGTTCGCCATATTCAGATCGATACTCTTCGATCGTCGGATCTTCGTCATCGACGATCAAACGGATAGCACCCGTGTAGCCGCTGGCGCGCAGTGTCCGGTATGTATGAACCGCAGAAGGTCTGCGATGCGTCAGGATGAACGCGCAAAAATCATCCCTCATATTCATCATCCTTATCGGCTAGATTCCCGAGAGCGTCATTCAAACGGACAAAGCCGTATTCGATCGCTTTGTTGTAGTCAATGATCACAAGAGCGGATCTTTCCATGAGGTCTTGGACGACCGAATCTGAATGCGCGTAGAACTCGGCGATACGCCTGAAGTCAAATACCGTATGCCGTTCCGCAGCTAACCGAAGGAACTCGGAGATATCCTCTGGAAGATTTGCGGAGGCGATCTCCTCTTGAAGACTTTGGGTCTTCGATCGATCAACGAGATCTGCAACCTGCGGCTTCTCTCCGGTTACCTCGTATATCGGAGAAGCAATCTTGCTGGTGTATGTATCTGATCCAATCTCTGACTCTGCGGTCATCTTCTCTAGTTCTAGTTCGTCGAACCCGGTCGCAGCGAGCAGTTCCTCGTCCTCGATCTGGAGCGCGGCGAGTTGCTGCGCGAGAGACTCCTCGTCCCACTCCGCGAGCTCGGCCGTCCGGTTGTCGGCGATCGCGTAGGCCGTCGCCTCCGCTCCCGTGAGATGCGACCGCACGATGTCGATCATGCTCCATCCGAGCGATCGAGCCGCCGCGAGCGTCCCGTTGCCGGCGATCACCACGCCGTCCCGACCGACCACGATCGGCTTCTGCTGTCCGAACCGGGCGAGGCTCGCCTTGATGGATTCCAGGTTCCGCTCGTTGTGCTTGCGGACATTCGCGGGATCGTTGAGCAGCGTCGAGACCTCGACGCGCTCGACCTCAAGCCCCCGGTCTACGGCGGGAGAAGATGTCTTGGACTTGCTCATCTGGTGCTTGCTCCTTTGCTGCGCCGATACGGGCGCGACCTACTGGACTCAATCCGAACTCACTCATCATCCGTCGCAGACGCTCGCCATGCTCCGCCAGGATCGCGCTGTACGGGTTGCGCTTCAACAGGCGGAGCGAGCCGTCCTTGTTCTTGAGCGGGATCACCTCGCCGAGTTTCACGACCTTCTCCCGAGCCGCGAGGTAGCGCGACCATGTGTCGCACATCAGCGCGAGCGCGTCCCGGTCTCCGCTCGATAGGATCTTCATCGCGGCGATGCGCGGGAGCCAGTCATTCCACGCGACACGGCCGACATCGTCGAGCCACGCGGGACACTCGGGTAGCACCTCGTCGCGCGGCGGCTCGGCGCGCTCGCGAGCCGCCGCGAGTTCGCTCCCGGCGAGTCGCAGGGACTTGGCAGGTTTAGGAGCGGGGCCGCGAAGTCCCATTGTCTAGAAAAATCCTCAAAAACCGTCCGGATTGCGTGAGCGCAGGCGCGAGGGGATATCCGTCCATGACCTCTAAAAGTTTTTGACCCCATACCCCCATCGCGCACGATCGTACGCGATCTCGCGCGGATCCGCATCGATCTCCCGAGATGTTCGCGGCATCGGTGGCGATCGACGCGCCGCGACCCGCTGTATCGGCCTCATCGCGCGTCCTCATAACGGATTCTCCGCCGATAACCCGCTCGCATCGATGCTCGCAGCGATGTTTCGCGCAGCGGACAGCATCTCGATCATGCGCTCGCGCGGTAGCCGGCGCGCCTCGATCCGCTTCGCGAGATCGTCGAGACTCGCGCGTACCACGATCAATCGCACGCGCGGGAACTCGTCACGCAACGCGCGCGCCTCGTCGGAGTTCGTCGTGATCCACCAGAGCCGACCTGGGATCCACCCGTCGCGCCAAGCCTCGAGCACGCTGCGCCGCAGTCGCCCCATGAACGCGAGCGAGCTAGCGTCGCCATCTGGCTCGCCGCTGAAGTCCCGGCCTCGCATCGCCGCGAGCACCCGGTCGTGATCCCACACGAAGTCTCCCTCGGCCTTGTGCGCGTTCACGAGCGTGGTCTTGCCCGATGCCGGCGCGCCGAGCACGACCGTGCCCTCGCTCGGGAATCGGCCACGGTCGGCTTGCCGCTCGCGTCCCTCGATCGCGGTCTTCTTGCGATGGCACGAGGCGCAAAGCGGTTGCAGGTTCTCGGGGTCGTGCATCGATCCGCCCTCGGCGAGCGGGATCTTGTGGTCGATGCACACCGCCGGCGTGAGCCGTCCCGCCGCCTTGCACATCCGGCATAGCGGCTCGCGGTCGCGCTCGGCGATGGACTGGAGCGTCCAAGCCTGCGTCTGGTGCTTCACCGTGGGCGGCTTGCGCGGCATAGTTCTTGCTCGAGGTAGCGGGTAGCGAAGAGGCCAAGATCGACCGGGAGATGCTTGCACACGGCGCGCGCCCGCAGGCGCACGGCACGAGGTACGCGCGGCGTGGCCTTGGGGTCGAGGAGGTCATAGCAGAACCGCCGCACGGCCTCGATCGAGCGAGCCTCTTCTTCGGTCGTGCTCATGGACGGTCGATCCTCCAGACCATGCCGACGAGCGAGGCCGTCGAGATCAGGCCACACGCGGCCGCGAGAAGACCGTCGGCCCCTGCGCCGAGATAGGCGGCGAGCAGCATCATGCACGAGAGCACGATGCCGATCGCGGCTCCGGGGATCGATTGCACTACACATCGTGTCAAGTGTGGCATCTTCGCTCCATTCACGGCTCGACCTCGCGATAGCCGCACCGCCAGAGTAGCGCGGCGAGTTCGCGCGCGCTGCGAGCTACATCGGACTCCGAGCGCGTCCATGTCTGCGCGTGCAAAGCCTCGTGGATCACCGTCTCCATGCGAGCCTTGCCGCGTAGAACCTGGCGCACCCGGATCTCGCGCTTGCTCGACTCCGGCGACGAGCAGTCGGCGAATCGATCGAACGGGATCTCGCTCGAGCGCACGAACCGGATGCGGTAGCGGACGCCGGCCAGCGTCGCCCAGAACGACGCGAACGGCTTCACATCGCCTCCATGAACTGGGCCGCGACGCGCCATCGAGCGCGAGTCTTGTTCGGCTTCGCGGACTCGATGCGCTCGGGAGCCTCGACGCGCACGAGCGAGAGCCGCATCCAAGTCGCCCCCGTCGGCTTGGGAGGCTTGCCCGTCTCGATGTGCCACCCGGCGTAGCCGTCGTTCCACTCCTGTTTGTAGGTCGGCGTGCGGATGTGCCATTGGTCGCGGAGCCGCACATGGAACCGCCCCTTCGTGGTTTCGAGCGTCTCACGCTGTAGCCGGAGTGCCCATTGGTCGTGCGTGTGGCCGCACACGATGACATCCGCATCCGTCCACGAGGCCATGCGCCGCGTGGCGAGCGTGCCGTGGCTCATCATCCCGCCGCCGCCCGAGCCGTGGAAGTAGCGCAGCGTGAACGCCGAGACCTCGGTCGCGTGGAACTTCACGGAGAACCGGACGAACCCGCCGTAGCCGCCAGAGCACACACGATGTCCGGAGATCTGGCTCATGTGCGCCGCCAGTCGCTCGATGAGATCGACCTCGTGCCGCTTGAGGATCGACTGCTCGTGATTCCCGCGCCCGATCGCCACGAGGTGCTTGGCGTACGGCGAGTAGAACTTGGCCGCATCGCGCACGATGGCATCGAGGTAGTCCGGGGCCATCGCGTACTCCTCGCGTACCTCGCCCTTCGAGTGCCTGGGATCCCACTTGCCGCCCATCGCGTCGAAGAGGTCGCCGACATCGATCCACGACGCGCCGCGCGCGACCACTTGGTCGAGGTGCTTGCGTTCGAGATCCCAGTCGGCTTTCGGATTGTCGTGGTGGCGGTCGCTCGCGAGGAGCACCCAATGCTCCCAAGTCTCTGGGTGATCGGCTTCGAGGAGCACTTGGTGGATGTTCCGCGAGTGCTCGATCACTTCGTGCTTCGGTTCGCTCATGGATCCTCCGTGTAGGGTTCGATCGTCACCCGCGCGCCGGGTTCCTCGCCGTACCGCGCGTACCTCTTCGCCGCCGTCTGCACGATCACTTGGGCATCGTCGATCCACGCGATGCCCGTGAGCGCGTCCTCGATGGCTCGGAGCATCTTGGTCGTGTCCGGCTTCACGATGTGGTATCGCGGTGCACCTGGGGCCGTCGTGCCGTCCTTCTTGCGATGCGAGAGCGGCCTCGGCATCACGAACACGACCGAGACCGCGAGCGGCCCCGCGAGCATCGCCTTGCACACCACGCCGGCGTGGTACTGGACGGCCTTGCGCCAGACCTTCCCGCCCTTGCAGTCATCGACCACGATGATGCGGCCCGTCGTGCGATGCGGGAAGGCTCGCTTCGAGCCGGCGGTCTGCGGCTTGCCCGGAACGAAGAACTCGTAGCGCGTCATGTCGGGAAGGACTCCTTGAGCTCGTGGAGCCGATCGAGGATCCGATGGTGCGCCGCCGCGCCTCGGCCCCGTCCGATCTCGCTCTCGATGTGCTCGATCATGGCATCGACGGCATCGTCCACTTGGATCGCGTGGTTCAGCCATCGCCAACCGCGCGTCTCGGCGATGTCCCGCTGTCTAGTGGCCTGCTCAAGTTTCGCCGTCGTGACGGCCAGAGCGTCTCGCGTGCGTCGGAGTTCCAACTCGCACGCGCTGCGGTTCACGCCTCGCCCCTCGACGCTCGGCGGATCTGGTCGGCCGTCACCATGTGATCCTTGTGCACGGCGAGGAAGTCCGAGCCGCTCGTCACGCGCCCGTCCCGGTCTACGGTCGTGATGTAGTACGAGGGAACCTCGACCACGCGCTCGCCGGGTTCAAGTCCCTCGCGAAGGTATTCGAGGCGGTGCACATCGACCACGCGAGCCTCGACGCGCGCGCGGATGTATACGAGGTCACCGACTCTGATCGTCGGCGGTTCCGCCTGCGTCTGCGCTCCGGTCTGGCTCATCCGTTCGCCTCGTTCTAATCATGTGCTCCAGTAGGCCGCAGTCGGCCAGCAGCGCGAGCATCCGTGCCTGCGCCGATCTCGTTTCGTCCTCGATCATATCGTCGATCGTGTCGGAGATACTTTGGAGAATCTTGGCCCCCCGAGGCTGCTCCGAGATCCATGTCCAGTAGTCCCGTACCTCGGCGCGCCTCTGGTCAAGTTGGCTCACGAGCAGGAGCCGAGTCTTGCGATCCATCGATGCCTCCGATCTGGGGTCTCCCCCAGTAGTCCGCGATGTACCGTACGGCCGACAGATACGCACCCCGTAGAATTGCTCGCTTGAGCGGGTCGGTCTCCGTGGCGATCGAGAGCCGGAGTCCCGAGACCATCGAGGCCATGCGGTCAGTCCCGAGCCGCTCGAAGTCGGCGAAGAGCCGAGCCTCCTCGTGCTCGGCCCATCCTGTGATCTTCAACCTGGACTCGTCACTCATCACGCCGCGCTCCTCGTGCTCGAGGCCGACAGGGCTTGCGCCCTGCCGCCCCGAGCACCACACCAGATGCGCGCATGGTACGCCGCACCCGATGCGCCTCGCGATCGCTCATCGCATTCCGCGCTCGCGCTTCGCCTTGCCAAGATCGCGCATCGTCGCCGTGTCCGGGAGCGAGATTCCATCCTGCGCCACGCGCCGGCGAAGCCACGCCGGCACGACGGTCTTGTCGATGATCGCTGCAAGTTGCCGACGGCCGTAGCGGTCGGCGTTCTTGATGCCCAACTTGTAAGCAAAACTTACTTGTTTCTCTGACGGCGGATCGGCGAGCGTGACGGCGCGACGCTCGGTCGCGATCGCACCAGAGCCGTAGCCGTAGGGATCCTCGTCCTGCACCGTGAACCGAGCCAGAGCGCGGAGCGCGCGATGTTTCTCCGCCTCACGCTTGCGCTCGATCTCGCGCTCGGCCTCGTCGATCTCGGCCATGACATCGCGCTCGACGAACTCGCCCGCCTTCGCGTCGCGCTCGCCGTCCCGACGCATCGCGTCGATCGCCTCGAGGCGGTCGGTCGAGGCGTTCTCGTCGCCGCCGAGCACATCGCCCGCGTGCACGAGTTTGTGCCGTCCCGCGTTCCCGCAGAAGTCGATGACGAGCATCGACGGCTTCGAGCTACGGGCGATCGCCGCAGTCCGCTCCGCCGGCGTGGCGAGGCCATCGATCACACCTGGGAGCGTGCGAGTACCGCGCCCGACGATCTGGGTATAGAGCGAGCGTGACTTCGTCGGCCGCATCATCGAGATCACCTCGATGCCGGGATCGTCGAAGCCTTCGGTCAACACGGCGCAGTTGCAGAGGTAGCGGAATCGGCCCGTCTTGAATCCGTCGAGGATCTCGCGCCGCTGCTCCGGCGGAGTCTCGCCCGACACGATCGCCGCGCTACCCGGCTCGTGGCGATCGAGGATCTCGGCCGCGTGGCGAGCCGTCTCGACCGTCGCGCAGAAGCAGAGCGTGCGCCGCCCCTTCGCGATCTGGATCGTGGCCGACACCATGCCGTGCAGCACGGCCTCGCGCTCGAGCACGGCCGCGAGGTCGCCGGCGTTCAGGTCGCCGCCAGTCGTGCGGATCGTCGATAGGTCGAGATCCTCGACCCACACGACCGACTGCCGAACCGGGCAGAGCCACCCGTCGAGCACGCCCTCGCGGATCCCGTAGTCGAACACGCACTCGTCATACAGCGCGCCGAGCGCGCTCCCGTCCGTGCGGTCGGGCGTGGCCGTCACGCCTAGCCGCTTGACTCGGTCGCTCTGGTCGAACCATGCCGCGACCTTGCGCCACGATGCGGCGACGGAATGGTGCGCCTCGTCGAAGATCACGAGGCCGAAGTCCTCCGGCTTGAACTTGTGCACGCGCAGTCCCTTGCCGCGCTTGGCCGTGAGCGTCTGCACCGTGCCGACCACGATCGGCGGCGGGAGCGTCACGAGCGAGTGCTCGGGACTCGCCTCGTCGGCCATCTCGACACCGACCTCGCACGCGCACACGCGCTCGAGCGCGCGCACCGCCTGCTTCACGAGTTCCTGCGTGTGAGCTACCACGAGGACTCGACGCTTGCGCTCGATCACGGCTCGGGCGATGTGGGCGAAGGTCACGGTCTTGCCGAGGCCCGTCGCCATGACCATAAGCACCGACCTATGCCGATGCCATGCCGACATTGCCGAGGCGATCGCCTCGCTCTGGTATGGGCGGAGTTCCATGTGTCACCCCTCGATCCCGCGCAGCACCTGGGCGCGCATCTTCGAGATCCATCCGAGGTCGTTGCACGCAGGACATCCGCCGCCCTTGCACTTGGGGCACGGCCCCGCCGGCCGAGCGCGGTCGATCGAGAGCCGGAGGTCGCGCCAGTACTGATCCATCGTCCCGATGTGGATCCCGGATCCCGCCTCCTCGGCGGCGATGCGGTCGGCCTCGGCACGCCACCGCTCCAGTCCCTTCAGCAGCACCCCGATGCGGGCGCGTGCGTGCGCGATGCGCTCGTCGAGCGTGACGGGTTCCCCTACGGGAGCCTCGGAGTCGGAAGGCTCCAGATCGTCTCCTAGCGGCTCGATATCGGCGACCTCGTCGGCGTGGAAATCCTCCTCGACCCCGTAAGAGTGGCAACCGTTGCCACTCTTCGCGGCTTCAATAGGTTTCCCGCTCGCCGCATCGTCGATCGAGCGGCGCATCTTGGCGACCATCGTGTGACTCACGCCGACATGGGCGGCGACCTCGCGGTCGCTCGATCCGGGTCGGAGCAGGAGTGCGGCATCGACGGCCAGACGCTTGGACTCGTTCGAGCGGCGCAGTCCGTGCGTGGCGTTCGCCGCGCACGCGATCCATTGCGCCTCCTCGATCGTGCCCGTGCCGATCACCGTCGCGAGGATGTCACGAGCCTCCGCGCGCGAGTGCGCGTAGTACCGATGGAATCCATCGACGAGCACGAACCGACGGCCGACCGCGTACACGGCCACCGCCGGCAACTGGTCGAGTACCTCGGCGTACTCCGCGACCACGGACTCATCGATCCGCTCGCGCATCTGCGTACCTGCGTCCAACACGATATTCGATAGTGCGATCCGTTCCGGCATGATCTCTCCTTGTGGTGCTAGTGCCTCGTGCATCCTGCACGACGCGATCCCTACTCTACACGACTGCTCCCGATGTGTCTCCGGCTACGACTGCTGTTCAGAGCCAGAGCCGGAGCCACGCGACCCAAGTTGCCTCAAGTCGCGCGTGGTTGGGACTGCTGTTCGTCGCCGTCGCCGTCGCCTTTGCGCGTGCCAAGTCTCTCATCCTGTCTGGCCGGGACATCGGCGCGGGTAGGACTTGGCCTCTCCCCAAGTGCATCGAGTGCACCTGGCTCCCGCGTGGTCAGCGCGGAAGACTCTCGACTCGCTTCTCGATCGGAGCGTGCTTTGCCGCGCCGACTGCCCCGCACAAGTGCGGAAGGCGAACCGATCCTCGTATCTCCTCGGGCCTACAGAGCCGCCCGTGCTGCTTTGCTCGGGCCTCCTTCGCGGAGGCGCACCGCCGAGCGCGGTCTAGTCTTTGAAGGCTTCGCGCCGATTGTCACCGACGCGAAGCACGGGAGAGAAACAGGAACCGAATCACGCGCTCGTCGTGAGCGCGGCGGCGATGCGTGCCGCTGCTGCTGCGGGCCACGATACAGGATCCTCCCCGAGCGTCAAGCCGTCGGCGGCAAGTCTCTCGCGGAGTTGCGCGATCGTCACGCCGGCCTTGGTCGCCTGCGCGCGGAGCCGGCCCGCTCGCGCGATGCCGAGCACCTCGGGATCGTGCGCTCGATCGTCGCGCTTGTCCATCTCCTCATCGTCACGCGGCACGAGCAGGAGATCGCGGAGCCAGTAGCCGAGCGACGAGGTCAGCGCGCCGGCGAGAGCCTTGTCGAGCGGTCGCCCCTTCTCCTCGGCGAACGGCCACTTCGTGGCCATCGGGTAGTGCTCGACTTCCCCGGACTCGTGGGCAAGCTCGTACGAGCACACGAGCCAAGTGTGAGTCTCGCTCGACTCCGTGCTCCACCGCACGCGGCGCGCCGAGAGGCCGTTCGCGTGGAGTGCCTGCCGGCACGCCGACATCATGTCCTCGGCCGAGGCGTAGCGGTAGCGATGGAAGGCGTTCTCGGATCCCTTGTGCACCGCCTTGAGATCCCTCTGGGCGGCGATGAGCGCGCGGCGCAGGCCGACGGGCGCGTCGGTCTTCGTTGGCTTGGTCACGAGGCCACCTCCTTCTTGTTGGCGCGAAGCATCTCGATCATCGCGCTCATGGCCGGCATCGCGAGATCCGGCTCGTCCATCAGCGCGACAAGTTCCTCGATGTCACCCGAGCAGGGCGGCGGCTCGATAGTCGGGTAGGTCGCCCGGAACCACGCCCCGAACCGAAGCCACGAGATCATCCAGAGCCGATGAGCATCGACGAACTCGTCATCGTCCCAGTCATCGACCGGGCCGTCGGCCCAGTAGAGGAGCCGTTCGCGGATGCGGTCGAAGCACGCCATGCCCTCGCGCTCGTCGATCCCGATCACCTCAAGAACGGGTCGCCAATCGTAACCCGACTTCGTGCTCGCGTCCGGGTACTTCCAGATCAGGCCGGCCGGGTTCCACACCTCCGGCTCGTTGAGGACTTCAAGCTCCGGCGGGTCGTTGACCACGACGCACCGCGCCATGAGTTCCTTCATCTTCACCCACGGGAGAGCGGTGTTAGCAACGCCACCTTGGCCATCTTCGAGAGTAGTAGCAGTCTCGAAGTCTCGCCACCTGAAAGCAGTCTCAAAACTCCGATGCGCCATGTAGTAGTGCAATCTGTACGGGTTGATCCCGAGCCGCTCGATGCGGAGCATCCACTCCGCGTAGCCGGGGATCTGCTCTTGGTGCAGGCTCTCGCCCACGATCTCCATCCAGATGATCGCGTACTTCACGCGCGGCCCCCTTCCGGTCGAGCGTCGAGCACCCGGAAGGTCGTGCGCGTCGCATACCGCTCGGCGAGTTCCGGGTTGTCGGCGAGCAGTCGCTTGGTGTCCACGCCCGACCGCGACCGCTCGCGGTAGGAGACCTTCCACCCGCCGCCGGCCCCGATCTCGGCCTGCCCCAGAGCGGTGAGGAGCATCGCCTTCGCATTGTCGAGCGCTCGATCCGCCGCCGTCGCCGACTCGCGCGCCACGATGTACGCCTCCATGATCTCGCTCGGGATGTGCGTCGCCGCGCCCGACTGCCGGGTAATGCGCGCCGCCGTGTCGAGCGTGAACGCGCCATCGGGTTGCGTGTCGCCAACGATGTACTTCTGCCACCACTCGGCCGCTCGGGCCTCGATCTCGTGGCAGTACCCCTCGTCGCGCGGAACCTCGTAGAGCGAGAACGAGAGATGGCTCCCGTCGAGGACGGCCACATATGCGCGCTGCGACTCGGCGCAGAGCATCTGGTGCTGCACCTGGAGCATGACGGCCTCGGGAACGGCCGACGATCCCGGCGCGCCGTATCCGACTGGCGATCCGTGGCACTTCGCCTCGACGATGTCCGAGCCGCGCTCGAAGCGATCGAGCATCCCGTCCACATTCGCGCGCAGCACGCCGCGCACGAATGTGCTCGACGGGGCCACGATCTTGCGGCCCAGTTGCTCGCTCGCCATCGCGAGTAGCGCAGGCTCCACGACCGAGCCGATCTTCGCGGCCTCGCTCGGGTATCCCGACTCAAGCTCCACGCGACCAGTCTTCTCGGCCCACACATCGACGGCCGACTTCCAACGCGACACGCCGAAGATGGCGGCCATGTCGCTACTTCCGAGTCCGCGAGTCCTTGCCTCGCGCTGCTTGTCTGTGATCATCACAGGCTCCTGTCTCGATTCGCTCGACCTTGAGTGAACGAGGCCCGATGCAGTCGAGCGTGCACCGTGTCTCCGTGATCTTGCCGATCACGATGTCGATTGATTCACCGCCGCACGACACGCGGATCCCCTCCCCCTCGCGCCGAACGATCACGAGCGGCAAGCGTGACCGCCCTTCGGTGGCCGGCCGCGCGGCCTGCGCGCGAATCGCGGGAAGTCCTGCTCGCGCCAGAGCAGCGTCACGGCTCGGTGCTCGGGGATGATGACGCGCTCGCGCGCCAACTGGAGCACGCGGCCGGGAGTCACGCCAAGACGCTCGGCGACCTGGCGGGTCGTAAGTAGGTCGGTCATTCGGAGTGCTCCATCGAGCAGAAGGCGCACATGGAATGATCGCTCGGCGACGGCTTCGCGTGCACGACCTCGCGGTAGTCGCAGTACGGGCAGGTGAGCGTCGTGGTCTCGGGAGCCGGCACGGGCCACCCTCGCGCGGCCCAGAGGTCGGCGTGCTTTGCGGTCGCGTCCTTGCACCAGTCGGACTCGATGACGAGCCGGCGGGCCTCGTCGCGTTGGGCCGTGATCTCGTCGAGCGCGAGGAGTGCGGCTTGGAGTTCGCTGCTGCTCATCGCCTCGCCTCCACTTCGCACGGGATCGACCTGGCCTCGCGCACGAGGGACTCCATCGATGAGAGCAGCGTGAACGCGCGCTCCGTCCACTCGTCGCCGACCTCGCCGGAGATCGGCTCGGCCTCCTCGCGGCACTCGGCGAGGCACGCCGCGTAGCCGGCGATGTCGAGCGGGTTGTCGGCCCTCGGAGTGTGCTGCTCGCGCGCCAACTTGTCGAGGATCATCATGGTCGCCCAGTCCGCCGGCGTGAGCGGCGCGGCGAGTTTGTGCCCGAGCACGGCGTTGATCGCGCCGACCGTGCGCGCGAAGTGCCGCGCCGGAGGGCCGTAGGCCGAGCCGCGATCCTCGACGATGCGGAGAGCCTCGCGGAGTAGTTGTGCCTTGTTCATGTGTGCTCCTCGTCAGAATGGGAAGTCAGCTTCTGGGATCGGCGCAGGCGCGGCCTTCGGTGCTGCATCGCGCTCGCGCGGTTCTTGGAACTTCAAGCTCATGAACTTCTTGCCGCTCGCGGATTCCTTCACCCATGCGGCGATCTCGACCTTCACCCCGTTGACCATCGCGTCGCCGCGGTAGTCCGGCGTGCGCTCGCCGGGTTGCTTCTTGTCGTTGCGGAAAAGTGCTCCGGTGTTCTCGCGTTGCTCGTAGGTCATGTGGTGCTCCTTTGCTTCGTTGCCTCGATCGCGTCGAACGCTCGACGCGCCTTCACGGCGTAGCCATCCGT